CCTAAGTTGAGGGGGAGGGGTCACGTGACGGGTAGCGGGAAAGTTGACCCCACGGTTTTAAACTGTGGCGCGATATCTATGATATTACCTAGAGACATATCTCTGTAAACGTGTACTAGAGACTTGATTCTTGTGTCTTAGATGAATGTTGGGTTAACTTTCTCTGTCTTGTGGGTATGTTGTCACATGTTCCACCCCCTAGTTACTTAGTGACTAGGTTCCTTAGTCATTAGTCGGGTGGAGTTAACAGTGAGTTTACGGTACTCAAGACTCACGAACCGGGACTCACAGTTAGACTGATATAGGTTTGACTTGTACTTGTGAGTAGTGGTTGACGAGTACAGTTACTAGTTACTGCGGTTGTCTGATCTTCTCTGTCACTTCCCTGCAAGGTTTCCTTGCCTTTAGTACATGTAGACGTGTGACGTGAATGAGGGTTCCCATGTGTCCCTGCGTTGTCTGCGTGGCTGTGTCGCGTGGTTGAGCGTGTCTTGATTCACGTCACACGTCGCTAACCTAGGGAGGGTGTCATTACTCGCCGTAAGTCACTGTCGATTGAGCACAAGAAGGCTCTGATTCTTGAGCAGATTCAGGCGGGGTTCACTCAGGCTGAGGCGTGTAGAAACGCAGGGGTGTCCCGAGAGAATCTGTACTACTACAAGCGCACGGATGAGGCGTTTAAGGCGGCTGTTGAGAAGGCACGGTGGGGTGAGAAGAAGGAGGTTGAGGTTCGTGAGGTTCCTGACTTCCCCGAGTTCTGTGAAGAGTTCCTAGGTGTTCGGCTGTTCCCTCATCAGTTGCAGTGGTTTGATCTGTTGGAGGGCCGTGCCCCGCGTGACTTGCATCCGTCCATGACGTATGAGCCGGGGGATGCTGACACGATCATCATTAACACGCCGCCTGGTCACGCGAAGAGCAGCACGATCACGATGATGTATTCGACGTGGCGTGTGGTGAAAGACCCTTCGACTCGTATCGTGCTTGTCAGCAAGTCTCAGCGTCTTGCTATTCAGTTCCTTCTCACGATCAAGAACTATCTGACGCACCCCAACTACAGCAAGATGCAACAGATGTTCGGCCCTGTAGGGGGGTTCGATAAGGACTCATCCTCGTGGAAGCAAGACCTGATCTACGTGTCGAACGATACACGTGACGTGCAGGAGAAAGACCCTACGGTTCAGGCTATCGGTATCGGGGGTCAGTTGTACGGTGCCCGTGCCGACCTCATCATCCTTGACGACTGCGTTGACAACAGCAACGCGAAAGACTTTGAGAAACAGATTCACTGGATTGAGACTGAGGTTACCTCACGTCTGCCCGAGGGCGGGAAGATTCTCGTGGTCGGGACACGGTTGCAGGCGCAAGACCTCTATAGCGAGTTGCGTAAACCAGAGCGGTACGGGGATGTGGATGAAGAGGACGGCTCTCCGTGGACGTACTTCTCTCAGCCTGCCGTGTTGCAGTTCGCTGATGACCCTAAGGATTGGAGAACGCTGTGGCCGTACTGTGATCGTCCTTCTGGGAACAGGCTGATCGCTAACAGTGAGGGGCTGTACGACAAGTGGACGGGGGAGATTCTTGCCAAGCGCCGCCGCCGTATGCCCCCGTCGTCATGGGCACGGGTGTATCAGCAGGAACAGGTCAACGAAGAGACTGTGTTCCCTATCTCGCTCATCAACTCGTGTGTGTACGGCTACTCCCCCGGCATCATCCCTGACTCCACGGATGCACGTAACCCGACAGCAGGGCGACCGGGGGGGATGTCTGGTCTGCATGTGATCTGCGGGCTAGACCCTGCCTCTGTAGGGCACACGGCAGCAGTGTGCGTGGGACTCGATTTGAAGGACGGCATGAGGTACGTGCTTGACGTACACAATCAGCCCACGATGAAACCCGAAGAGATGAAACAACTGATCCGCGACTGGCAGGACAAGTACGGGGTGCACGAGTGGCGGATTGAGCGTAACGCCTTCCAGGGCTTTCTCACGCAGGACATGGAAATCCGCTCCTATATCGCCGCTAGAGGCGGGACGCTCGTAGAGCATACGACGGGACGCAACAAGCACGACGAGTTGTTAGGCGTGATGAGCATGTCCTCGCTGTTCACGCAGCAGTTGATACGGCTGCCCCGCCCACAGACTGAGGGAGTGAAGGCACTCATCGAGCAGTTGTCGTATTGGAGTGCTGACCTTCCGAAGAGCAGTAAGACCGACTGCGTTATGGCGTTGTGGTTCACCCACATTCGCTGTTCGGAGTTGGTTCAGACGGTGAGCAGGAGCCGCGCCTTCCATGACAACGCGGCCATGTTCTACACGAAGATGGACATGGACAGCAGGACGATCATCCCGACTACCGAGTTGGTGGCGGCAGGCAGAAGCAGCATGTGGGGCTAGATATGAACGAAGGCAACGACCTCTACAGCAGGTTCGTGCGGCTACGTGGACGTTTCCACGACCGCGACTCCCGCATGGCTCAGGTGAAGGCGGTGCGTGAGGGACGTGTTGCCGAGGTAGCCCCCGACCTGTTCCCGACCTCAGGCCCCTTCCAGCAGCCGATTGTGGCGAACATGATTGACGTGGCCGCAAGGGATATGGCCGAGAAGGTTGCACCCCTCCCGTCGTTCAACTGTGCATCACCGTCGATGCTGTCCGAGGCGGCACGCAAACGTGCATCCCTCAAGACGAAGGTCGCTGTCGGCTATGTGACGAACAGCAACCTGCAAGTGCAGATGTACGACGGTGCCGACAAGTACGTCACCTACGGGTTCCTGCCGATCCGTGTCGAAGCCGACTACGAAACGAACATGCCGTTCATCCGTGTCCTAGACCCGATGGACTCGTACCCCGAGATTGACAGGTTCGGGCGGGTGCGTGCCTTCTTCCAACGTGCCCTGATCGACCGTGACGAGTTCCTTGTCCTGTACCCCGAGTACCGTGCACGGCTCAACATGCTGTCGGGCAGGCACGTTGAGGTGATCTTCTACCACGACGCGAAACAGGATGCGGTACTGCTGGCAGGCGGTGGCGAGGCGGTGATCGTGGACAGCACCCCCAACCTTGTCGGGAAGTGTCTTGTCCGTGTCGCGTCACGCCCGGGTGTCACCGACGTTCCCCGAGGACAGTTCGATGATGTGCTGTTCGTACAACTGGCGAAGGCACGGTTCGCACTGCTCGCCTTGCAGGCGGCACACGAATCCGTCAACGCACCCCTCATCGTCCCGAGCGACGTGCCCGAAATACCGATTGGCCCGGGTGCTGCGATCCGCACGAACAACCCTGCCGGTGTGGGACGTGTCCCGCTGTCCCTGCCGCCCGAGGCGTTCAGCGAACAGGCCGCACTTGACCGCGAGTTGCAACTAGGGGCACGGTTCCCCGAGGCACGCACCGGGCAGATGGACGCGAGTATCATCACCGGGAAGGGTGTCTCTGCCCTCATGGACGGGTATGACTCGCAGATCAGGGCACACCAAGCCGTGTTCGCCGCCACATTGCAGGAGATTGTGTCTCTGTGCTTTGAGATGGACGAGAAGGTCTTTGGGAAGGTTGAGAAGAAACTGCGTGGGTCTGCGAACGGGACTCCGTACGAAATCACCTACACCCCGAAGCCGACGATCAACGGTGACTACACCGTCGATGTGGCCTACGGACTCATGGCCGGTCTTGACCCTAACCGCTGGCTGGTGTTCAGCCTGCAAGCCCGGGCCGAGAAACTGTTTAGCCGCGACTTGATGCGCCGCGAAATGCCGCTCGATATCGACGCGGAAGAAGAGGCACGCAAGGTGGACTTGGAGGACTTGGAAGAGTCTGCGAAGGCAGCGATCCAAGGCTACGCCTCTGCAATCCCGCAACTTGCCGCCGCAGGGCAAGACCCGTCAGGGGCAGTGCAGGCACTTGGCAAGGTGATCGAGTTGCGCCGCAAGGGCAAGAGTATCAGCGAGGCGGTAGAGGCGGTCTTTCAGCCGCCACCCCCACCCGAGCCCGCCCCTGCCACACCGGAAGAGTTGATGATGCAGGCGACCGCAGGGGGGATGCCCGGGGAAGCGTCGATGCTGCCACCCGAGTCGCAAGACATGGTGGGTGAGGCACCGTCAGGTCGCCCTGACCTTGCCACGATGCTCGCAGGTATCGACGCGAAGGGTCAGCCGACTCTCAGCGGTGGGGTTATGCGTTCCCGCGTAATCTGATTCCCGCGCTATAGACACCTCATAGGAGGTAGTCATGCGCCCTTCGCACTATCAGACCGCCGATGGAACTATGGTTCCTACCCCTCGCAGGATTCATCCCGCAGATGTGTTGACCGGGGCGAGTTACTTCACTATGAGGTTGTTTGACGCGGTTACCGATACTGCGAACCTTGCCTACGCCATGATGCTGTCGCACCGTGACGCGCTCGATGAGGCGACAGCGTTCCTGCGGGAAGGGCTGAGTGAGATTGAGGCACTGACCTCCGCAAAGTTCCTTGTGTCTGGGGAAGAGTACGGGGCCGCGTGGCAAGGCGGGTTGGAAGAAGGCCACGAAGAGGCGTTTGAGGTAGACGGCGACGATGAGTGAACACGGTGGTTATCGCCGTCCGAGAAACCCTGCCCCCGTGTCGGGGCCGGGGAAACATTCGCGCCGCACAGACGGAGGGCCGGGGGTCACTCTCAAACAGGCGGCACGGTACATGCAGGGCGACGAGTACGGGGAAAGCAAGGAGTTGAATGATCTTGCAGGGTCGGCAGATTTGGCAGCAGCACCGTCACACGAGGATGCACCGCACCCCGAGAGTGCTCAACCCCGAAACCCTGAACTACCCGACCCGACGCAGCGACCCGACGAGCCGATCCTCACAGGAGTCGGGGAGCAGTTCACCCCGCAAATGTCCCCCGAAGAACTAGCCGACGCGGTACGCGCCGCCTATGTGGCACGCCCATCGGTGGCATCACGGAAACTGTTGGAGAAGATTGAGGCGCTTGGCCTATGACCGCAACACCTGTTGAGCGTAACTACCGCCCTGCCCTGCGTGCCGAGCGGAAGCGTCAGTCTTTCTACCACGACTCCGCTAAGAACGCGGAAATGTACCTCACCATGAAGTACGGCGGTGACTGGTGGGATCGGCTGACTCAGGAAACTGCGAACGTCACCGGGGCACCTGTCAACGTGCCGACACAATCTGACTTCACACAGGAGCAGAAGGATGCTCTGGCCGAGTACGCCCGTATGCGGTTTGAAGGGTATGAGGGTGACCCGACCGCACTTGACAACGCCTACAACGCGTTCAAAGGTTCGGTGCGTACAGGTCTGTCGGTGCTCGATGCCGGTGTGGACTGGACTAGGAACATTGCTACCTCTGCCGCCCTCTCCGGGTACAACCTTGGGAAGAACCCCAACCGTCACACGTTCGGGGAAGCGGTAAAGACCGCCGTCCTTCCGGTCACCCGCTGGAAGGATGCCGCCTACAACACAACCTTGTGGACGCAGATCGAGACTGCCCTAGAGGGCGGCATGGGTGCAGGGTTCGGGGCCGAAGGTACGGGTAACGGCTTCTACGTCAACTACGACTCCCCGATTGGGGAAGAGAAGGCACGCCGCGCCTACGAGTACGCGTCATTGGAGAACGGTGAGGCTGCCTCGCTGGGCCGGTTGACTGCCGAGTCTATCGGCTGGGGTAAAGACACAGAGCAGTACAAGGTCCTCAGCGGCATCGTGGACGGTATTGCGATCCTGACTCTTGACCCGCTCAACTTGTTCACGGGTGGTGCGTCGTCGGCAACGAAGGGCGCGAAGGTTGCTCAGGCGTTGAAGCGTGTCGGGATCACTGAGGACGAGTTGCCGCAGGCGTTGGAGTTGATTCACCGTTTCGGCCCGACGCTTGACGATGCCGATGCGACGACGCTGGTGGCTGAGGCGTTCCGCACGAAGGCACGTTCCCGCATCCTGAACGAGCACCCCGACCTTAAGGGTTTGCGGGAGCAGTGGTTGGACGACCGGATGAAGAGTGCGGCGCAGAGCAGCAGCCGCGACACCGACTTCATCATGGACAACCTTGCCGACATTGACGACTACCGCCGCCTAGAGTCCACGGTGGATGAGGTGGTGAAGGAGTCGTCTGCCGCCACTGACAACGCGGTGTTGCGCGAGTTGGAGGTTGACCCGAAGGGTGCCACTGAGCAGGGGGCCCGGGCCGCTGCGGAACGTATGGGCGCAC